TCAACGCATCCAAGGATCGAACAGATGCTTCTGTCGCTGTGTAGGCAGGGAATCCTGTGACAACGCTTACTTCAAACAGTTTGATCTGACGCAATTCACGGGACTGTCCATCGTCCGACCAGACATCGCCACCTGAAGGGACAGAGAAACCGAATGACATTGAGTTCACATCGCCACGCTTCATCAACACTGACAGGTCACGACCAATCGTGGTGTCAGGTAGGGACGCATCAACGAGCAGTCCTTTTGAGTCTTCAGATAGTCGCAGTGTTTTGGCACGGGTTGTGGCAAGAAGCATGCTTGAATCATGGTTCATGTACATACGCACGTTGTTGCGTGACTTCAAACTTCTAGAGAATGCGCCTGGTGCAATGCGTTCTGTGAACGGCAAAGGCTCTGAAGGAGAGTTGAACACAGCTGCATAACCCGTGAACGACATGCCGTTTCCCTGTGGGTCTGCACGAAGTTCAAAATCGTTTGATGTTATGCGACGAGTTTCAACCTTTTCAGTCATGTGAATATCGTACCAAACTTGTTGATTAGATGTCTGCGAGCAGATTGAGTCGTCGTCGATGTATGTCTAATGGTACCGAACGACTTTGAATGAGGTCTGTTGGGATGATCCAAAACTTGCACAACGCATCTGGCAGAATCACACCTGATACAAGATCGCATGCTTGCGCACCGTCGTAGAACGCACAGTTGGAACACATCAATCCTTCTGCTTTGAACGGGTTCTCTGTGAAGTAATGCGCACCATCGCCACCTGATGTTTGATCAAATTGACCGAATGTATCTGCGATGTCTTCTAGTTGTGCGTAAAGGGCTTGCTGATGACCTGTCCACATAAAGTTTTCGTTCAGGTCACGTCGTTCCATATCTGCCACTTTACTCGCTCTTGATGTATCTGTGCCGTCAGCTTTGATTGCTTCAGCCTTCCCCATAAACCAATCCATCGCAGGTTTCGGATTCAGTGGATTGATGCCCCATAGATAGAACGCCACAGCACCGGCACCAGGAAACTCTTTATCATCAGGGTTCGAGTTCTTTGCTGCATCTAAGTCCACAAGATGTCTTGCTCCCCAAGCGTTCGCACGAATCACTTTGTCTTCTGTGATGTCACCCCTTGCCATGTCCCGTGCCTCACGCACAGTTCTATCAACCAAACCATCACCAGCCAAACCTTGACCGTAGTAGTCCAAACCTTTGCGAGCAGCCGAACGAATATATGCAGGTACATCCAACGACACTGCACGGATTGAAGGTACCTCATCAGCCTTAATTGTTTTCGGGTCTTTAGTTGCGATGCCTAGTGAGGCATACGCACGTCGAGCAGCAGAATCATTGTCAATGGCCAACTTCACAGTGTTCTCTTCAAGGATGTCAGCAGCTGTTTCCTTCTTGTATTCAGGTGTTGAGATGCTCATATCTTCATTGAATTGAATATCATTAAATTGCACACCAGCATCAGCCAACTCTTGCATCGTTTTCTCTTGATCAGACTCTGGACGACCTGTCACAATATAAATGTAGTAATCGGGATACAACGAGTTCACATAGTCCACATTCTTTTGAATGCCTGAACCACCAGATATCAGTGTGCCATCAATGTCAACAATGATGACTTCATTCGCTTCAGAGTTACGTTCCCCACCTGGAGACATATCTTCAGCCAACGAAACAGCAACCATCTGGTCAACTGCACCCTGTTTAGTTTGATGACAACCAATAACTTCGCCATCTTCTTTAATGGTTGCCCAACCTGAACAATCAGGTGATTTTTTTGTAATGAAATAAGGCATCAGACCAACAACAATACTTCAGCATCATCATCAAGCGTGGAGAACGTAATTGACCCTAACGCCAAACAATCAATCCCACCAAGCCGTGACATCCCCTGAGCAACAATGATTGCTGGTTCAGGAATCACTTCAATCTGTATCGGTATCTCAACAGGTTTGACCTGTTTCCTCAAAGGCTTCTGTCGATACGGTTGCTGATAGCCAACACCATCGTCAACAGGTGGCGGTTCAGGTGGGGTTGACTGTGCCGTAGCTGTAGCAACCAGCCCATCTAGAGGTGCATCAAATACAGGGAATATGATCGCTGACGCTGAAGCCGTCGCATCCAGCCCACCCAACGACGAAGACAACACAGGGAACAGAGTTGACTGAGCTGAAGCCAACGCATCCAGCCCACCCAACGACGAAGACAACACAGGGAACAGAGTTGATTGCGCAGTCGCAGTCGCAGACAATCCACCAAGCGATGAAGCAAGAATAGGGAACAAGGTTGTTTGAGCAGATGCTGATGCACTAATCCCACCCAAAGACGATGACGCTGTAGCAAGAGTTAGGAACTGACCACCATCAAGAACAGCTGCGCCATCAAGCGTTGAAGTATCAAGGATGAATGCTGCACCACCGTCAAGCCCGAAGCCTGCGTTGTTGAGTGTGGTTGAGTCAAGGACGAACCGTTGAACGGTCATCACGAACCTACGATGCGAGCGTCAAAGAGACGGTGAGATTGCCTGCACTGATTGTGTACGTGTCACCTGCTGTATAGGCACCAGCAACGATTGTTCCAGAGAATAAGAAGTTGCCTGCCGTCAAATTATCCCAACAAGTGAAGTGCGTCGCATCTTGTGAACCTGTGATATTCGTCCAACTAATATCTGCATCCGATGTCAATGCACCAGCAGAAGCTGCACTGAACGACACAGCCTTGCGAGTTGTTTCAGTTGCAGGGAATGCCGTTCCAGCAGTACCAGGGTCTTGCGTATGCAACTTCACATACGGTGTTGCTACCGAGAACGCTGTTGCATTCCCTAGTGCGTTCATCCAAGCGTTGCCCAAATATGCGCTGATTCCATGTGCCATTAGTCTTCAACCCTTTCAGTGATCGTCAAGATACGCCCATCAGCGTCACGCTCAACGGTGCGCACAGTTGGCTTCGACTGGGGCATGTTGACACGAACCACAGTCTCAGGAACATTGATGATCGGAGCAGGAACATTCACAGCCGGAGGCGTATAGTTCAAAACCACTTCAGGCATATTGATGTCCATGTTCTGAGACTTCACCTCATAAGCAGCAGCAGGGTCGTTTGGACTGATCTGCGACAAACCTTGCAACATCACTGAAGGTACACCAGTGTGCAAGATGTCTGGCAAACCTAGTGATGCCAACACTGCTGATGGATCAAAACCTGTGGTGATGAGCCGTTGAGCCATCAACACTTTGCGATCCAACTCAGACAAGTTCGCAGCTGACAAATCCACGTTCGCCAACGGAACCCGATACACCTCGCCACCTTCAACTGGTGGCATATCCTCAATGCGATGGATGTCGTTGATCGACAAGAAGCCTGATTGCAGACCTGTTGAGAATGCTGCATACCTAGAAGCCTGATCGCCACGTAATAGGCCGTCAACATTAAACTTGAGGAATGCTCGACTGTCCAACAACTTTTGGTAGCCATCCTCAATCTTGGAGATGTACGGACGCAACGTGTGCTGAACAAAGTGAATACCGTTCTGTTCAACCGACGCATACGACATCGCTCCAGCAGTAGTCACACCAAGCATTGATGGTGGGCATCGGAAGATGCGACCAATCTCTTCAATGGCAAATCGACGTGATTCTAGGAACTGTGCCGAATCATTATCAACAGTTGTCTTCGTGAACTTCGCTCCACCAAACAAGATGCCTGGTCGATGTGACCGGCGCAAACCTCTGTGACCTTCTTCAAATCCGTTCACCAAATCTTTTGCTTGCTCACGAGTCAGATTGCCTGGAAACTCAATGATGCCAGAAGCTGATGAGCCTTGACCGAAGAATCGTGCAGCAAACTCCTCCAACGCTTTAGCCAAACCAAGGTTCTCTTTGATCAAGTCAATCTTGGAACGGCCACGCAACTCACCAGGCAAACGCATCTCAGTGATGTGAATCATGTCTTCGGCTTGGATAATGTCACGCTGTTCGTAGATGAAGATTGGTCGGCGTGTTTCACGGTCACGACTGCACTCAACCCGTTCAGGGTTCAAAACAACTAGAGCTGCAATACCTTGATCGTCACGGACGATACGTGTGAACGAGTTGCCGTTCAACAGCAAAGACACCAACACTTGTTGGAAGTGTTCTGTGCGAGTGACACCAGTTTCAGGGATGTCCAACCATTGTGGTCTAGGACGGAATGCTTTGCGTTCTGCACCTACACGAATGTAAGTATCAACAGGCAAAGTTGAAATTGAATCAGAGATGAGACGCACACATGCGTACACTGCTTCAATTTTGAGTGAATCAATTTGGGTGACTACTGTGCCAGCGTTTGTGGTCATCGAGTAGCCGTCGCCCATTGCGTACAGCGACTGGAATGAAACGGCTCGTTCCTCGGTGCCTTGGCTCAGAAGTCGTGACAACATTTACTTTTTGACCTTCCTCTGCCCACGCTCAAATGCGAATGCGAACAATAGAACTGTGAAGCCGACAAAGATCAGCCCGATGGGTACCGACACCAAGAATACCCCAAAACCGATGAGTGAAACAGCGAGAAGTTCTAGCAGGAAGATTGTCATGATCCTAGACTACAAAGAAACCAGGTATAGGTGCGACTTCCTGTTTTGATGTCGCACGATCTGATGCGATAGCAAGAGCAATCGCAGCGTCAATCTTACGCTTTGACTTACCTTTAGACAGTCGCCAACCTGACTCTGTTTGTCGTTGCGCAGCAGACAACACTTGATCAGCGAACATTGGATC